AGGCGAGTACCAGACTTTGCTAATGAATTCGGGACAATCATTCTCGATGAGATGCATCACGTATCTTCTCCTACATTTAAGAATATTCTAGATAAGTGCACTGCTAGATATAAGATTGGACTATCAGGTACAATTGAAAGAAAAGATGGAAAGCACGTATTGTTTAGAGATTATTTTAGTCCTAAAATATACTTTCCACCAAAAGAAAACTATATGCCGCCTAAGATACATATCATACATTCAGATATACGTTTTTTAGACGGCAGTGGTACTCCCTGGGCTAAGAAGATAAATCATCTAGCTTATAACGAGGAGTATCAGCATGAAGTAGCAATAATAGCAAGTGCGATGGCTGCTAAAGGACACAAAGTTCTAGTTGTAGCTGATCGTGTTGCTTTCTTAAAGAAAGCTGCCGAACTGGTAGGAGACAGTGCTATAGTAATTACAGGAGAAACTCCACACGAAGAAAGACCTGATATGATGGAGAGAATAAATACTGACAAGAATGTACTGTTTGGCACACAGTCTATATTCTCGGAAGGTGTTTCTCTCGATGCTTTGAGTTGCCTCGTGCTCGGAACTCCTGTAAATAATGAGCCTCTTCTTACACAGCTAATAGGTCGTGTAATTAGAATAAAAGAAGGTAAGAAAGATCCTGTTATAATCGACATAAACTTAAAAGGCAACACAGCCAGAAAGCAAGCGAATAACAGAGCAGGATACTACTTGAAGCAAGGATATGAGATCAAGAACATATGAAAAAATATTTCTTGACATTTCGTTTAAAATTTGAGATAATATATGACACTGTTTAATTGGAAAAAGATTGTAAACAAGACACAGGGCAGAGCCAAAGACATCTTCGCGATTATGCATTGGATGACTTTTATGTCGCTGCCAAGCAATAGAAAAGACACAGTTTATAATTATATGCAGTATAACTTCGTTGGAAATTCGTTTGCAGTAGATCTGAAACCTCTTTTCTTCGAAGCAAAGAACTACACTGCCCAAGAGAGAATAGAGTATCTATCTCTGCTGAGCTACCGTAGCTTTGCTATTTATATGCACGATCAAATAGTAACTTTAGACCTTTCACACGCTAACGTGGGTCAGGACGCAATAAACAATAACAGACTACTTACTTTGATAGATGATAAGATTCATTTCAAGTATGAAGACATTTAGGAGAAAATATGAAATTTGCTGACGCAAAAGGAACTGCAAAGAAGAGTTCCGTAGTTCAATATCAATACATCACTGGCGACAATAAAGTACGACTAGTAGGAGACATTCTTCCTCGCTACGTGTACTGGATAACTGGTGAGAATAACAAAAACATTCCAATGGAGTGCTTAGGATTCAATCGAGAGACGGAAACCTTTGAAAACAAAGAAACCGACTGGGTACGCAAGTATCATCCCGAAAAGAAATGCGGATGGGCTTATGCGATTCAATGCATCCATGACGGTGAGCTAAAAATCCTTAACCTTAAAAAGAAACTGCTTGAGCAAATCATGTTAGCAGCAGAAGAATTAGGCGACCCTACTAATCCAGAAACTGGATGGGACGTAAACTTTAAGCGTGTTAAGACTGGCCCACAAGTATACAATGTAGAATACCAGTTGCAAGTATTAAAATGCAAAGTACGAGCACTAGATGCCGATGAGAAAGCTCTCGTAAAAGGGTTAAAGTCCATGGACGATATCCTTACTCGACCTTCCGCCGAGCAACAAAAAGAATTCCTAGAGGGATTGATGAGTGAGTCTGCAGGTGCTTCTGCAGATGTAGTTGAAGAACTAGAACAGGATTTACCTTACTAATGAAGACACTGTTCACTGCTGATTGGCACATAAAGATAGGTCAAAAGAATGTGCCGGAAGATTGGGCACGTGAACGGTATCGGATGTTCTTTAACAAGATTCATGAACTGGAAGCAGGAGTTGATCTTCATGTGATTGGAGGGGATTTGTTTGACCGGATCCCCACCATGAGCGAGTTAGAGCTATATTTTGAGTTCATTAGTGGCATAGAGGTGCGTACCTTAATTTACGATGGAAATCATGAAGCCACAAAAAAACATCAAACTTTTCTAACACAGCTGAAAAAAGCATCAAAGGAGGTGAATACTCTCGTAGAGGTTGTAGACTCTATCTATAATGAAGATCATTTTGGGGTGCTCCCCTACTGTGAGCTACACGGAAAATGGCACGCTAAAGACTTTAGTATCAGAAAGCCGCTTTTCACTCACGTACGGGGAGCCATTCCTCCACACGTTACACCCGAAGTAGACCTTCGAAGATTTGAACAGTTTCCTGTTGTTTTTGCAGGAGACTTACATAGCCATACTAATACACAGGCTAATATAGTATACCCAGGTAGTCCTATGACTACACAGTTTCATCGTAACTTAGTTAAAACTGGTTACATTATCATTGAGGGGGATAACTGGCAGTGGTATCAATTTGAATTGCCACAGTTACTAAGAAAAACAGTAACTTCCGAAAAAGAAATGGTGCCTACAGAATACCATCACACAATATATGAAATAGAGGGAGATATTGCAGAACTGTCCTCCGTAGCAAATTCAGACTTACTAGATAAGAAAGTAATTAAACGAAAGACAGAAACTGCACTTCTTCTTAGTGATGACATGACTATAGAAGATGAATTGGCGGAATATCTAAGTTATATTCTGGAACTAGAAAACAACACAGTAAAGGAAGTATTAAGTACATTTCATGATTACTCTAAAGAAATTGCAGTGGGATAATTGCTTCAGCTATGGTAGTAACAATTCAATAGATCTGAACGGAACAACTCTTACTCAGCTAGTAGGAAAGAATGGAGCAGGTAAGTCTTCTTTGCCTTTAATCTTAGAAGAAGTACTATTCAACAAAAACTCCAAAGGAATCAAGAAAGCTGAGATACAGAATCGAGCTTACAACAAGGGATACAACATATCCCTTGATTTTTCTGTGGAAGAAAAAAAGTATCAGATAGAGGTGCGAAGAAGTAGAGGAACAATTAAAGTAAAGTTCTTTGAAAACGGAAAAGATATCTCTAGCCATACAGCTACTAACACATATAAGAATGTTGAAGAAGTTCTAGGCTTAGACTTTAAAACGTTTTCTCAGCTTGTGTATCAAAACACAACCGCCAGCTTGCAGTTCTTAACTGCAACCGACGCGAACCGTAAAAAGTTTCTAGTAGACCTATTCGGAGTCGATGAGTACACTAAATATTATGATATATTCCGTACCGTATCTAAAGATATTAGTACTAACATCACGCAGTTAGGAGCACGTTGTAGTACCATTGAGAAATGGTTGACAGATAATAAATTAGAGGCTACCAATATACTGCCAGAGCTAAATTTACCAAAAATCTCGGAAGAAGACGAGAACGAATTACGTTCATTACGAGTAAACTTTGAAAATATTTCCGAAAAAAATAAAAAAATCCGAGAAAATAATACATACAAAGAACTTCTTGCTAATATTTCCCCTAACGACTTCACCTTAGTAGGAGAAGAAGAGAAAGGAATTCGATCCTATGATGAGTTACAGATTCAATTAGGAGCGAGCCAGCGGACAATTAAAGAAGCCGCTAAAGAGATTACTCATTTAAGTAATCTAAAAGGAGAGTGCCCGACATGCCAACAGGAAATAAAGGATACGGTTACGCAAAACCTAAAAAGCCTAAGCGTCCAAAAAAGCCAAAAGGCGGAAAACGAGGTAAGTGATCTAGAGAAAAAGATAGAGCAGATAAAAATGCTTAACTCTATAGTAACTAGTAAACATAAAATGCAGAGAGACTTTGAAGGTCTGATTGGTAGGGTTGATAACGCCCTACCGTCAGAACTTCTTGACGGTAATGAGATAGAAACTAATATCTCTGAGCTTAGAAGTAAGCTTAACTCTACTAGTAAAAAATTAAAGGAGACTATTGATGAAAACAGTAGACGACAAAAACACAACACAAGAATCCAAGTCATCGAAGAGCAAACCGACGAATTCGAAGGACAGCTTAAAGGAATTGAGAAAGAACTTTCTGAACAAGAAAAAATCAACACGAATCTAGAAATCCTTAAAAGAGCATTTTCAACTAATGGGTTGGTTGCCTATAAACTAGAAAATTTAGTAAAAGAGTTTGAAGACTTGACAAATGAGTATTTAGCTGAACTAAGTGATGGTAGGTTTAATATCAATTTTGTAGTGGAGAATGACAAGTTAAATGTGAATTTAGCGGATAACGGATCTATAGTAGATATATTAGCTTTAAGTAGCGGAGAATTAGCTAGAGTAAATACTGCTACGCTTATCTCTATACGAAAGTTAATGAGCAGTATTTCCAAGTCTAGGATCAATGTATTGTTTTTAGATGAGGTTATAAATGTACTAGACGAGCAAGGACGAGAGAAGATGGTCGAGGTACTATTATTAGAACAGGGGTTAAACACATACATTGTTTCCCACGGTTGGACACATCCTCTATTAGAGAAGATCGAAGTAGTTAAAGAGTCCAATATAAGTAGACTAGAAGCGTAAGGAGATAGCTTTGAAGAATAAGTTGATGTGGTTTTATTATAGCTGGGATTCTATAATGAACTTAAAGTATAATCCCATTAGTTATATTCGTAATACAAGTGAACAGATGTACTGTATGGTAGCACTCTCACTACTTTGGACTCTTATATTTAGTACTCTAATTGCAGGTT